CAGGTTTTGGATTACCACCCGGTACGCCTCCTGGGTGGCGCCGCTGAGCGACCACTGAATCTTCGGCGTGAGGTCGTCGATCGTCGAGCCGGCCGGCACGGTCAGCGACAGCGTGCCCTTCGCGGTGCGGGTCACGCTGACCGGGTCGCTGTACGCCGACGCCAGGTCGGTCTCGTCCCACACGCGCACGCGCCAGAACCGGGTCGCCGCGGCGGGCACGCCGGCGTAGGCGGTCGCGCTCAAGTCCCACTGGCTCACGGTGTTGGCGAGCTTGCCGCTGTCATACTCCGGCGACGCGAACGAGCTCGACGTGCTGATTTGCACCTGCGAGCTCGACTGTGCATCGCCGCCGTTCGGGTCGGTGTAGACCCACGAGAGGATCGGCTTCGCCACGTCGACCACGTTCCCGCCGCCCGGGGTGAGCCCCGTCGGCGCGTCGGGCGGGCTGGCCCACACGACCTCAAGCTGCGGCCGCAGCGTGGCGTCCGGGTCTTCGCTCGACCGCACGGCGCGGTCAACGTTCGTGTCGAGCTCAAGTCGGAACCCGAAGAACCCCGACCCGCCGGCCACGTCCGCCAGCATCGTGAGCACGTCCAGCTCGATGAGCTGTTTGTCGGCCGCGCCGACCACCGACACGCTCGCGCTGTGCGTGGCGGTGACGTTCGGCGCCGTGTTCCAGTTCACCTGACCCTCGGCCCATTTCTGTGTGACGCGCTTCGCCGTGACCTGCTGAGTGCTCGCCCAGGCGCCCTTCGTCCAGAACCTGAGCTTGGCGCTGATCACCGTCGAGCCGATCGGGAACGGCGGCTTCAGGTAGACCAGCGCGCGTTTATCGTTCCCGGCCGTGCCGCCGTTGAGCCACAGCTGCGTCGCCTGGCCGTAGTTGTTCGCGGGCGCACCTTCGGCGACCCAGGCATCGGTGGCGGTGCGGACGATGGTCACGCGTCAGCCCCCATACGTTCGAGCTGGCGGCGCTTGCGAGCTCCGCGAGCGACGCTGCCCTGCGCCATCGCCTGCATGTAGCCGGTGCCCGTTTCCCAGTTCTCGATCACGATAGCGACACGGCCGACGCCGGGGTGGCCGACGCCGCCGCGCGCGATGTGCCCGGGCACGTCGCTGGTGAAGGTCTCGGGGTAGGCGGTGTCGCCGACGATGTACGAGCGGCCGGCCATGATCACGCCGCCGCTCGCGCGGTTCGCGCCCGAGCCCTGGCCGGTGCCGCTCGCGGGCCCGCGGGCGGGCTTCGGCTTGTAGCTGCCACCCGGACCGACGCGGGTCGATTCCGGGCCCATCCCCGGCGCGAGCCCTTCGGTCTGCAGGTGCGTGGTGATCGACAGTACGAGGCTCACGTACTTCTGATCGGGCACCCGGTTGATCGCGCCCGCCAGGTCGGCCGTGGTGCGCGCGAGCGCCGCCACGTGCGCGTACTGGCGGCGAGCGGCCGCGCCGAAGTGGTCGGTGTCATGCGACGCCGCCTCAGCGCCCGCCGCCACGCCGCGCATCTGCCCGATGAAGTTCTGCATGCTGCGGTGCATCGCGCCGCGCAGGAATTTCGCGGTCTCGCCGGAGCTCCAATAGAACTCGCCGTGCAGCTTCTTCGACGTGTTGTGCACGGTGACGCCGGCCTGGTCCATGATCTGCCGCCAGCCGGTGACCGACTTGCCGCCCGCCTCGATCGACTGCGTGAGCTGCGAATTCGCGCCCGTCAGCTTGAGCTGACCAGCGGCGAACCGGCGCGTCGAGTCGGTCAGCGGGTCGACGCCGTTGTGAATATCGTCCATCTTGTCTTTCAAGTCCTTGAGGCTCAGCAGCAGCCCGCCACCGGCGATCACGGCGAGCGCGCCGAACGCGCCCGCGGCGACCGTCGCGCCAGCTCCCGCGCCCGCTGCGGCGGTGCCGGCCTCGGCCATGCCGCCGGCGGCGCCGCCCATCCCGGCGACGCGGCCGAGCTTGCTGAACAGCCCGATCAGCCGCACCACGTTGCCGCCGACGGTGAGCAGCGGCCCGCTGAGCGCCGCCACGCCGAGCCCTATCTCGATGGCGTGCTTTTCGTTTTCGCTCAGGTGGTCGAAGGAGTCCGCCAGGTTGCCGACGGTGGTCAGCACGTCGAGCACCACGGGCAGCAGGTCGTTGCCGACCCGGATCGCGGTCGCCTCGATCTGCGCGAGCTCGCGCTGGAACTGCTGCCCGGGCCCCTTCTGCGCCGTGGCGAACGCCTTGGACGCCGCGCCGGTCGAGTGCTCGACCTTGTCGAGCGCGGCGCTGACCTGGTCGGCGTTCTTGCCGGTGAGCGCGAGCACGCCGGTCATGGCGCGCACGTTCGGGAACAGCTGCCCCCACAGTTTGTCGTTGTCGCCGACGCGCTTCGCCATTTCCTGCAGCGTCGCGTTCAGCCCCTTGGTCTTGATTTCGTCGCGCACTTCGGCGGCGCTTAGACCGATCTTGTGCATGGCCTTCTCGGTCTGACTCGCCGGCTTGAGCAGCCCGGTCAGCGTCGCGCGGATGCTGGTCGCGGCCTCGTCGGCGTTCAGCCCGGTGTTGGTCAGCTCGCTGACGCTGGTCGACGCCTCGGCGAAGGTGACGCCCATCGCCTGAGCGACCGGGATCACCCGGCCGAGGCTGTCGGCGAGCTCCTGCGGTTCGGCCTTCCCGATCTTGACCGCCTCGGTGAGCACGTCGGCAGCCTTCGCCGCGCTGAGCGCCTTCGGCCCGTACGCGTTGATCGCCGACGTGAGCAGCTGCGCGACGACCTGCGCGTCGCCCATGCCGGCCGCGGCCAGCTTCGCCGACGCCGCCGTGATCGGCAGCACCTGGTTCACCCGGGCGCCGGAGCTCGCCACGAAATACAGCGCCTCGGCGAGCTGCTGCGGCGACTGGCCGATCTTCGGCGCCAGGTTCAGGAGCTGGTCACTCCACGCCTTGGTCTGTTTCGCGCTGGCGCCGGTGAGCGCCTGCACGTGGTTCATCGCCGTGTCGTAGTCGAGCGCCATCTTGGTGGCGACGGCGCCCAATCCGGCCACCGGCAGGGTCACGTTCCGGGTCATGGTGCGGCCGATGCCGGTCAAGCTCCGGCCGAGCCGATCGGCGCGCTTCTCGAACGTGCTCAGACCGGCGGCGCTCGACCCGAGCGCGGCCTTGAGCGACCGCGCGTCGCCGATGATCTCGACTTCGATCCGGCGGCTAGCCACTACGCCCCGACCTTGCGACGGCGTACAGCTGCCCCGGCGTCAGCAGCCCGATGGTGTCGGGCCCGACGTGGAACTGTCCCATTCGCGGCTGCCAGTACACCGCCGGCGGTTCGCTCGGCGGGTACCCGAGCACGTTCTCCCATGCCTTCCACCACAGCGCGGCGTGCCGCCGCTCGTTGCGCGCTATTCGCTCGCGGTCGGCTGGTGAGGGTCCGGCCCATCGCCTCCCCCGTTCAGTCGGTCGGCCACTTCCAGCTTCACCGTGTGCGCGACCGCGGAGTCCATGAGCGCCTCGACCGCGCCGTCAGCCTGAGCATGGCCGGAGCGCCGCAGCGCGATCGCCGCGAGCGCCACATACACGTCGGTGTCGCCCTCCCAAATCGCGGCGTCGAGCGCGTTCGCCCGAACGTCGCTCACCTGCTTGATCAGGTGGTATTCGTGGCCGTTGAGCTGGCCCAGGTCGAGCACGTAGGTGCCGTCGAACCCTGGCACCCCCTTGATCGTGATTTTGTCCTCGTATCCCACCGGCATGGTCAGAACCCTCCTAGCGTTTCGATGGCGTCTATGGCGCCCCCGGCGGCGCGCTCGACCTCCCCGGCGTTCTCTTCCAGCGCCGGGATGAACGCGTCCACCATCTGCAGCGCGCCGAAGTCCGGCCTCAGCCCGGTGACCTTACGCTTCCGCTGAGTCACCGCGACACCCCGGGCCCGCACGATCGGCCCGATGGTGCTCACGCTCGCGCCGTCCCAGGTCTCCTTGGCGCGAGCTGCCCGCGCGACCGGCCATGCCGCCTCACGTAGCGCGGCACGAACGGCCACGTCGAGACCGCCCGACATTCGGCGGAACGCGCGACGGGTCTCGCGCAGCCCCACCATGCGGACGGTCCCGACGGGCACCTAGCTGGTCAGCCGCTGCAGCCCGGTCTGCGTCGCGTTCCGCAGCGTGACCGGGGTCTCGGCTGCCTCGCCGACGGCGCCGGCGATCGGGTTGTACGTGAACAGCAGCGCCTGCATGCTGTATTCCGGGTTCGTCGCCGAACGTGCCGCGGTGGTCGGCCGCACCATGACCGTGAACGGCGTGTTGCCGGTGCTGAGCGGCCACAGCAGCGCGTCGATCGCCGCCGCGCTCCAATCCTGGAACACGGCCAGCGTGATGGTCGCGTCGCCGAGCCCCGGCAGGATCTCCTTGTTCACCGCCTGAAAGCCGGTGACCTCGACCTCGTCGCGCGTGGTCTCGACCGTCACCTCGTGACAGTAGTTCGAAATGTCCTGGCCGTTCAGCGTGATGACCGGGTTCTTGAGTACCTGCTTTGACACGGGTTACCCCTCCTTCTTCGAGTCGGCGCCGTCGCCCTTCACGATCTTGACGGCGCCCTGTTCCAGCAGGTACGCCTCGACCCCTTCGGGCAGGTCGGCCTTGAACGTTTCCCCGGGCTGCGCGCCGTGTGTGGCGAACGGCCCGGTCACCTCGTAAGTCTTTTCCGCCACGTCAAGCTCCTTCCGCTCGCACTTCGATCGTCCACTCCGACCCGAACACCGGGCCCCGTCCATCGACCGCCCACCGCCGGTACCCGTCGCACCTGACCACGCGCAGGTCGTCGATCAGGTCGCCGAGAGTTTGTGGCCCGTCCGGCACTTCGAGCACGCGCTTGACGCTGGTCAGCGCGCTGGTCGAAATGAACTCGTCGAGCCGTTCCTGAGCTGCCCGCTCGATCGCGGCCTCGGCCACGTACAGCTGAAGCGTGAACGTCCACACGTCCATGCCGCGCGTGAACGCGGCGTCGTACTCGACGGGCGCCGGGAACAGGTGCCCCGCCGGCGGCGTCGGGTTCGCCAGCACGTACGGCGACACGTCGATGCGGCAGCCCTCGGTGAGCAGGTCGGCCATCGCCTGGCGGACGGCGGGCAGGTTCACGCGAACAGCCTCACGGGCCCGCGCGCCGGCGCGATCGCGATCTCGATTTCCGGGTCTCGCGCCATCGTGACGGCGCGGAACGTCTGCTGGTCGAGCCCGACGCCGTGCACGCCGAACGGCGCCTCGCGGACGCGGCGCAGCAGGCGGGTGGCGATGATCGTCGCAGCCGCGGTCACGCCGGCCGGTACGCGTTCCCACCCGAACTGCCCGGTGATCCGCACGCCGTCGGCGCCGCCCGGGAACCCCCGCCACGTGCCGCCGCGCTTGATCACGAGCTGCTGGAACGGCTCGCCGTTGCCGCCGTCGGCGAGCAGCCCATTGGTGAACGGTTCGAGGCGGTAGTCCGATGCGCTCAGGATCGTGGCGTACTCGCCCGACGCCCACCCGCCAGACCAGCCGCTCGACCAGCCCGTCCACCCCGGGTAATCGACGGCGACCTCGGTCGCCTTGATCACGTCGCCGAGCGGCACCAGGTGCTCGTCGGCGGCGCTGTAGTACCTGACTTCGGCGGGGTCGGTGCCGAGCGTCCACACGGCGCCGTAGGCGATTTCCAGCCCGCGGCTGGCAGCCTCGATCGCGGTCTCGATGTCGCGGTTCGCGTACTGGCCCTTGATTTCCAGCGTGTCCTTGAGCTGGTCGAGCGTCAGGTAGCGGGCAGCCGCGGCGGGCGCGACCGCGTCCACCACCATGAGCAGGTGCCCCGCGTTCGGGTAGCTGACCACGTCGCCGTTGGCGAAGGTGACGGTGACGCGCGCCACGTAGTAGCCGGCGTCTTCGGTCGCGGTGCCCCACGGGTTCGGCGCTTCGCCGTAGCTCACGTCGCCGCGGGTGCCGTTGGCGATGCCGTCGCCGACCTGCAGGTTGTTGCCGGCGTGGTCGACGATCGCGTCACCGCCCTGGATCGGCCGGATGGTGAAGTGGATCGACGCGCCGGCGATATCGACGGGCTCGCCTTCCGGCTCGGCCGGCGTCGGGTCGCCGCGCAGCTTGAGTCGCCACGGGCTGGCGGTGTCATGCTGGCCGATCGTGAACGCGCTATCCATCCCACACCCCCTGGGTCGATCCATCGTCGCCGGTCGCGCCGGTCACGCCGTCGCCGTTGCCTGCGCGGGTGCCGCCGCCGGAGCTCGACGCGCCGGTCGCGCCGCCCCGGCCGAGCGCCCGGGCCCGCCCGGTGTTCGAGCTCGCGTGTGTCGAGCGCGCGACGGGTGCCCGTGACGGCAGCCCGAACGTGATCGCGTCGCTGAGCGTGACCAGGTCGGCGATGAACATCTGCCGGTCGAACTTGAGCGCGTCGGTGGCGAGCAGCGCATCGGCGAGCTGCACGGCGATACCACGGCTCAGGCTCACAGCGTCGGCCATCACCACGGCGTCGGCGATGCTGACGCCGTAGCCGCGAGCGAAGGTCAGCGCGTCGGCGACGGTGACGGCGTCGGCGACCACGAGCCCGCGGTCGAACGCGACGGCGTCGGTGACCGTCACCGTGTCGGCGTGCACCTTCATGCGGTCGAACGCGAGCGCGTCGGCCACGCTGACCGAGTCGGCGACCGTCACGGACCGCTGGAACGCGAGCACGTCGGCGACCGCGACGCTGTCGGCCAGCGCGACGCCCCGGTCGAACGCGAGCGCGTCGCTGACCGTGACGCTGTCGGCGATGCTGACGCCCTTCCCGGTCTCGATCAGCGGCGCCGTGTCGCTGGCGGTCACCGAATCGTTCACCGCCTGGTTCAGCCCCCGCTCGACGGCGGGCGCCGCGTCGGCCGCGGTGACGCTGTCGGCGACGGTGATCGCCCGCTGGAACGCGAGCAGGTCGGCCACGGTGGCGGTGTCGGCGAACGTGATCGCGCGGTCGAACGCGAGCACGTCAGCGACGGCGACCGAGTCGCCGACCGTGACCGCCCGGTCGAACGCGACGGCGTCGGCCGGCGCGACCGAATCGGCGAGCCCGACCCCGCGCTGGAACGCGAGCGCGTCGCTCATCGTGACCGTGTCGTCGATATTCACCGTCCAGTTCGTGCCGGCGGGAACCTTCGACGGAATCCACCGACGGCGGCACCGCGCGAGCAGCGCGACGCGCGGGTCGCGGCGGTACACGCCGGTGGATCGGTACGCCACTAGACCGCGTGCTCCTTGAGCAGCTGCCGCAGGTGCTCCGGGCCCGTCACCTCGTGGCGCCGGGTGGCCCGGGCCCGCGGACGGCCGCACGTCGGGCACGTGCCGTCAGCGTCGAGCCCGACGGCGTGCTCGTCGATCGGCAGCACGACCGCGACCTTGAGCGCGGTCTCCAGCTCGCCGTCGTCACCGCGCCGCTGGAACGGCTCGACGTCGTAGGTGTTCAGGTCGTCGGCGAGATACCGCCGCCGCCCCGACTCCGGGTCAGACTCGACCAGCGTCAGGCTCGCGCGGTCGAGCCCGAGCAGTTCCGCCAGGTGCTGCGGGTGCGACTTCATGCGATCTCCTCAAGGTACGCGGTGATCATGGCGGTGATGCTGTCGACCGGCGTGTCGGCCGTGCCGATGGTCAGCCCGCCGTTCGCCTGCGAGACCACGATTCGGGTCTCCGGCGTCCATATCAGCGGCTTCTCCATGCGGACGTTCCACGCCTGGCGGTCAAGGCTCACGCCGCTGGTGAACGTCGCGCGGGTGGTGTTGAACACTTCGCAGGTCATGCCCGCCGCGGTGTCGCTCGACGCCGTCGGCTGCGGCGTCGCGGCCGCGCCGCCCGAGCCGCTGGTCATGGCCGTGCCGCCGCGCTGAAACAGGACTTCGAGCTGTTCCTCCTGAGCGTCGCCGAGCTCGGTTTTCTGCGAAATGGTGACGGCGTGAATGATCACCGGCTTGTCGTCGGCCGGTGCGATTTCGAGGAAATCCACGGCTGTGGTGAACGCCGTCGCGGCGCTCTGCACGATGTACATACGGCTCACGCGGTCACCTTCCGATCAGCGCCAGCATGGCGCGTCGTCGCGGCTGGACGGGTGGCGGCGACTTCGCCGGCGCGGCGCCGTCCCACACGCCCTGAACACCTACGCTCGACGCCGCGGCCGCGGATATCGTCGCCGTCGCGGTCATGCCGCCAGCATGCGCCGCCACGGTCGGCCGATCTTCCGCGTACAGGTAGCCGAACGAGGAGGCGCCGCTGACAATGTCGACGCGCTCCGTCATGGCGCCCTCGGTGTCGCTGCCCGGGGTCACCGTCAGCGTGTTCACCGTCGAGTGAAACCACCACGATGCCACGTGCACCCCGGTGGTGGTGGTCGTCGCGCCGGTGGTGCCCGCCGTCAGGTTCGCGGTGCCGCCCGGGGTCGCGGTCTGCCAGACACCGTTCGCGTTTGCGACCTGAGTCCACACCTGCCCGCCGGCGCACTTCCGGGTCGCCGACTGCACCCAGGTGAAGGTGATCACGGTGCCCGACGCCATCCCGGTAGGGAAATACACCCGGAACATCTGCACCGCCGGCGAGCCCGACGCGCTGATATCCGGCGACTTCTCGACCACAGCATCCCCCGGCAGCCCGCTGAGCGTGCACGACTGCGCCGTGGTGGTGCCGCCGCGGGCCCCGGCCTGAATGAACGCCGTATCGCCAGCCGCCACCGTCACCGCCGTGGTGGCGGTCATGGTGGTGGAGCTGGTCACGTTCGCCACCGGCGTGAACAGGTTGGCGACGAACGAGGCAGCCATCGGCTAGCTGATCGTGACAGTCCACGTGATCTTGAGCGTGTCCGAGGCGCCCTTGTTGATCGCGGTAAACGTCGCGCGCGCCAGCATGGTGCCGGCGCTGGCCGCGTTGAAGATCCCGGCTTCGGCGATCGCCGCGTTCGTCGCGTCGCCCGCCGCCCAATCGCCCACGTACGAGACCACCGCGCCGGCGTCGGTGCGGCTGGTCAGCGCGTTGCGGTCGATCTCGGTACCGAGCGCCGTGCCGCCTGCGGCTGGTGCCGTCGAGCCGGTGCCGACCGCCATGTGCGACATGGCCGACTGCCCCGGCGCGGAGCTGAGCGCGTCGGCGATGTGCTGTTTCCCGGCCGTCACGACCAGGTTCGAAACCTCCCGGGTCTCCTTGAGCTCGCCGTCGGGCCCGAACAGCTCGACCAGCACGTGGCCGGTCACGGTGAGCTCGTCGCCGACCTCGACGCCACGGCCGACCGCGGCGCTGAGCTGGTCGGTCACGCCGACCGTGTCACTGACCTGCATCGCTCGACTCCTTATCTGCCGAACGTGCCGCGCGGTCGACCGTCGCCTGGCGCTCAGCGCGACGCGTTTCGCGGACGCGGTCGGCTGTCGCGCTGTCGACCTTCACCCGGTCGCTGAGCTCGACGGCCACCCGTTCGGCCTCGATTCCTGATGTTCGCACCTGCGCCACTTCGGCCTCCTGGTTCGAGCGGACGGCGTGCCTGCCGGTGGACGAGCACGCCGCCCGCTGTCCGCCCCCGAGCGGGGGTTACTTGCTCGCCGACTTCCCGCCGGCGTTGATCGGCTCGGGCTCACCCGCCGCAATGGCCTTGGTCGGGTTGTCCGAATCCTTCACGGCGTCCTGATACGCCGCATAGATCGCAGCGCCGACGCCCTCGTCGTCTTTGTCGATCTGGTAGACGGTCGATGTGCCGTCCTCCTGCTCGACGCGGTAGTTCTTGAGTGCCACGGTGGTACTTCCCTCCTCTCTCAGACGGTCAGCACTTGCACCACGTTGCCGGCCTGACCGGCGATGCCGAACACCTCGTCGCCAGGTTCGAGCTCGACCGGCCCGAACGTGGCGCCGGCCGCAATGTCGAACCCGTTCGCGGTGGTCACGGTGTTGTCGCCGCCGATCGTGACCGGGTTCGCCCCGGGCACCTTGAGCCACACCTGCAGCAGCCCGCCGACCCCCGCCGGGTTGGCGATGATCTGAGCGGCGCTGGCGCCGATCGTGACTCGTGAAGCGGCAGCCATCGGGCTACGCCGCCGACGTGATCGCGGCGAACGCTGCCGGTCGGAACACGGCGAGCGCGACCCGCTCCTCAGCGCGCAGCATGACCTTGTTCTCGGCGAAGAAGGTCGAGTGGCTGTCGCTGATCGCCAGGTCGATGCCGCCCTTGCGGATCACCATGCCGCCCGCCGCGAACGCGCCGACGATCGCCACCTTGTTGGCGGCGACCTGCGCGGGCACGTTGGCGTTGAGCACCACGCGGAGCCCCCACAAGCGGGGCCCGCTGTTCGGGTCGTTGCCGGCGTAACCGGCCGCGCCCGGACCGCCGAGCAGGTAGTTGCGGTTGGCGTCCTTCGCCAGCGCCGCGATTTCCCACGTGCTCGGCTTCATGGCGACGGCGTCCGGCTCGAGGAACGCGTCGCGGACGCGCATCGCCGCGTGGAACACGGCATCGATGAGCGCCTGGTCAGGGTTCGCGCCGCCGATCGAGTACGACGTGGCGGTGTTGATCCCGGACCGGTTGAAAATGCCCTTCAGGTTCGGCGCGGTGCCGTTCCCGTTGAGCAGCTGCGAGTCCTCCCGCATCTGCACGAACAGCCGCAGGCGGGCATTGATGTACGACCGCAGCAGCGGCACGTCGTCGAGCGATTCGTCGGTGAGCGGGAGCAGCACGGCGATCTTCCGCACCGGCTCATCGACGGGCGCGAAGCTGATCTGCGCCTCGGGCTTGGTTCCACCTTCCGCGACCTCAGCCGCGCCGGTCGCCGTGACGGTCTCGACCGGGTACCGCACCACGTTGCTGTCGGTGGTGCCCTGCGCGAACAGCGGACCGATGTTGTTCGGCTGGTACAGGGTCTCGACCGGCTGCGCGATGAACTGCGGCTGGAT